CCACATTTTTAATATTTGCTGTTGAACTTCCTATTGGACCAGCAATACTTATTGCAGCACCAGTTGCTAGTGTTGCAACAGATTGAACAGTTCTTTGTATAGCAGCATCAGTAAGAGCAGGAGGATTATTTAACACTCCGATATTTCCTGAAAAATTCTGTGCGGTTGTAATCATCATGGGTGCCAATACACCCAATGCTCTTGAAATTTCTATAGATTGTTGAAGATTGGCTATACTAGTACGATATGGGTCTGCATAAACTGAAGCAGTACCATATTGAGATGAAAAGGCACTTATGACTGCAACCACGGCATTCGCCAAATAACCTATTTTATATATTTCTTGAATGCCTAATATGCCTGTTATGTTTCTTACATATATTTGATTTTCTAATTCATTTATACCTGTTACTTGAGCAACATATTTTAATTCATATGGATTTTCTAATGCTGCAAGAATGTATAAAAATGTTCTCAATACATTCAATGGAATTACGCCAGCAAGTGAAAGCTCCCCTGCTTTTCTTTCAATTAATTCCTTTTCCCTGTCGGTTAGAATATAATTTCTCTGAGTTCTTACATAATTTGGTGGAGGTTTTGCTGTCTGTAATGAAACAGCAAACCCTGCAACAGCAGTGCACATGTTGATAGCTTTGTTAAAAGCTACATCAGAATTTTTCATGCTTTGGTCGCCAAAAAACCCTGGATTTTGATACATGCCTATTTGAGCTTGAGCAGTTGTATCTTTATTAATATTTGGCTCTTGTGATTTTCCTTGGGCTGCACCTTTTTCATCAAAAGCTTCTACATTTGATTGTTTTGGTTGTTTGTCTTCCAAATAAGCTTCGGCAGGAATGCCAAATGTTGATTGTTCTTCAGGTGTCAATCCAACAGGTTGATTATAATTGGCGGCAGGATTAGATAAGTCTGCGAGTTCTTCAGCAGTCATTCCTTGCGATGATGGATTTGCAGAAACATTCTCAACATAATTAGCTGCAGGATTTGATATATCCGCTAGTTCTTCTGCTGTTAAAGGATTATTAGCCAACTGATCTACCTCTCAATGCTGCGACTGCGTATGATAATTGAAGACCTGGGGTGCTTGAATTACATTGTGGGTCTGCACATGTCAACACAGTTCCTCCACCTTGTTGTCCTGCTTTTGCAGATTCTAAATGGACATGGATTCCTGGGCTATCATTTTTTTCTAATAAAATTTTGCTGTATGGAAGATTGTCACGAACATATGCTGCGATTTCAGCAGTAGTTTGTACATCATTCTTATTAGAACATCTCAAATCTACTGCACCACCTTTAATGTGATTGCCAGAATTGGCTCTATACCAACTTGTTATTTGTATTCTTCCACCAAACTTTTCTATCAATGGATCAATTATATTCCATGCTACATTCATCGCTTCCATTAATACTTCTTTTTGTCTTCCAGCAGGAACACTTCTTAATCCTAACACTTGACCGACTGTGACATGCTTTGAAATTTTTTCATTTGTATTATAAATTGATGTTGGAATTGGCAGTGGATTTTTTTCTGCTGTTTTTGAGGAAACACCAGATGGTCTATCATATGAATTAGAATATCTTGGATCAAGTGTTACACCATCAGAAATTTTTGGTGGTGCGCCCGCTCCTTGGCTAGATGCTGCGGCAGCTTCTGCTTTTGGATTGGGTCTATTTCCTTCATTTTTATAAACTGAAAATTCGCCCTTAGACATTCTTTTTGCGTTTTGAGGAAAGTCTGGCGCTTCTCTAATTGTGCTGAGATTGTCTATAATAGTCTCTGGTGGTGCGTATTGCGCCTTTGGTGCTTCTGCAACATCAGCAGGAGTGCCAGGGTTTTCTGGCGATGGTGCACCAGCATCAATATCAGTTGTAGAACTTCTTAAATCTGCAGCACCAGTAGAATGAATAAACAATTGTGCCTTAGAAGAAACTTTCATGTTTCCTTCAGCCTTCGTGTCCATCTTTCCTTTTGTTTCAATACTAAAATCGCCTTGTGCTTTTGTCGTAAAAGTTCCCTTGGTATCATGAGACATGTTGCCTTCAGAACGAACTTCAAACTTTCCTTTGCCCTCTTGTAGAGTGTCCTCTTTAACTTGAAGTTTGAAATTTTTCTGAGTTGCAATAGATGTATTTTCGTCTGATCTCATCGTAAAGTTTTTAGCAACATCTATTTCTTTACCACCAGAAACTTGCGTTCTCATGTTACCAGCAACTGTGGTTCTATTATCACCAGCAATAGTTGTACTTACGTCCTTGACAACTTCTGTAATTTTAGAACCATCAGTAAATTCTTCGATTGATCCTTCAACATATGTGTGCATGTCTCCTTTAACATGGAGAGAAAATGCGCCACCAACATTTAAATCTAAATCACCATCAGTTTCGATTGTTATTTTACCATCTGCTTTTAAGATCAAATGATTTTTTGCATATACTGTTCCGTCACCTTTTGGAGCTATAACACCAACACCTTTTTTACCAGATGATATCATATGAACTGATCCATCTGAATCAATTATAATTGTAGCGCCAGAATGATGTTGAAGAACAATATTGTCTGAACCAAAAGTATTATCTATTAGAACTTTGTTGCCAGTTGCAGAAACAAACCCCTGCATGTCTGTGGGTTTTCCAATACCAGTTGAAGTTCCTGCAAGAGGTCCAGTATGAGTTATTGTAGTGTCTGAACCATGCCCAGGCTTTTCTTTAACAGAAACTTCGTAATAAGGAATGTTTACTGCTCCACCAACATACTGTGGTGAGTCGCTACGTGAAATGCCATCGCCTTCACGATTAGTAACTTTTTTGACCTTCGAAGGATCAGAAGAAAATTTATCTATTGCCATTTTTAACCACAATTATTCCTATAAAGGGCATTCAATGCTTGTTCGAGTTTATCATTATTACTTGTAATATTAGCAGAATCAGTTTTTTCTGATAATTCTTTAATAATTTTATATAGTGTAACTTTTTGAGGCTCAGTCATGTAAAATTTTGATTCTAATCTATATGATTTTTCATTAATAAATCTATCCGAACCACCTATTATCGTAACTGTCACTGTATCGCCAGAAGCATTTCCTGTCGAATAAACTTCTCCATTAATATCTATTACATATCCACTTGAGGAATAACTACTCAAGTTTACCACTTGGTTTCTCAATGTGTTTGAAAAATTAAAAGTTATATTTTTATGATAAGCAACAGAAAGAGGTGATACTAAGTTCATGATGAAGGTGTCCCCGAATTAGCACTACCAGTGTATGAAACAGAAGAAAGAATTTTACGTGCATTATTTAATTTCGCTCTATAACTACCATTTGTTCTATCGACTGTCCAAACACCATTAATTTTTCTGTAGGATTCATCTCTTTCAAAATGAATAATTGCTGCTACAGCATCTTCTATAGTTGTAGAAGTTAATAGTTTGTTGTATGCAGAACGTTCTGAAGTATGTAATTCATGCCACATAAAATCCAATTGTTTTTCTAATGGGGGCAAACTTCCTCTTGATGGTCTAGAATTATATCCAGAAAATCTCATCAAAGGGTTTAGTCTGTCGTATTTTCCTGCTCTCCACTGTGCAATACCACCAGACACTTCGCCTCTGTCACTTGGATTCCATGCTTGTGGATTGATGTTCTGTCCAGATTCTTGTTGTAAATTTCCAATGATTGCTGAAACAATAACTTTTAAATCTCCAGATAGTGCACCTTCAGCCTTAATCTTTTGCCAAAAATAGTTATATACTTTTTGTACATTACTATTTCCTTCAAGTTGAGTAGTTGTCGGTGTTCCTGTGTTCTGATCAATCGTTCCTGCAGGATTTGAACTGTTCTGTGTTGGCGATCCTGCATCAAAATTTGTTCTTTGCTCTGGAGAAGAGTTTACCGATCCTTGACCTCCATTTATAACACCAAGAACGATTGGTTGTTGTGAATCATTTCCATCTAAAAAGAAACCAACAACCCAAGAGCCAGGGACCAAATTGTGGCTAACATTTCCACCTGATGTTTGACCACCAGTTGTAGGATACAGAACTTGTGCCCATGGGAGATCACCGTCAGAAACATTCTCTAAATCTTCTGTATGATGGATACCAAAAATTCGAACACGAACACGTGAGCGATCATCGCCAATGTCTTTTACGACACCAACAAACCATCTAAATCTATCGCCATAAAAATCGTCGTATATCATGCTCTACCAATCCCAGGAATACTTAACGATCCCACATTATAAAGTGACTTTTCAAACAAACTATTCAAGTATCCATCCTTATTGATTCTTAGTGTTGTTGCAGCTTTATTTCCAGAAGCAATAACTTGCTTTACTTCAGTGATAATATAGAGACCACTTATGTATTTGTCCTTTTCTACTGCATTAAATCCATGAGATTCTGGAAGATTACAGTAAATTATTTCTCCAGCCTTTAATTGCATGTTGGCAGGAACAGTAATTGTCAAATCAATCTGATTTAATGCATAAAGATATTTGGTAGCATTGCCAAACTTGTATCTGTAGTTTGGTTGAGATTTATTTTGGTCATCAAAATCTTGATAATTGTTTATTAGATATCTTATTCTATTTGCGTATTCAGTCTTGTTCTTTTTATTTTTTACATACTCAATATATTCTTTTGTATTGAGTGGGTTTTTCTCAAGCGCAAATTGTGGTTTTTTATCTAATTCCAATTCAGTGACTGTACTGTTATACGATTTTTGAATTAGACTTATTTCAAACAATTCATTCTGAAAATAACCACCAGCAATTTTTTCGATAGAAGTAAATCTCTTGTTGTTGACAATGTTGGTTATGAGTCTAAGATCAGAATCGTCAGACTTATCATAAACAGCATTTAGCTCTGTATCAGAAATATACTTGTATGGTTTTTCTTGAAGTTGTTGTTTATTTTTTAGTGCTTCTTCAATCAACTTCTGAATTGTCACGAAATTGAACGCTTCTAGGTCTTCGTAGAAAAGATACAAAAATTTGTTTTCAAAATCTTTTGCAACAGCGTGTTTTGCCAACCACTGTATAGCTTGAAATGGTCTTAGATTAGGAATGACTAGATTTCTTACTTTTAGTGATTCTTCTTTTTTAAATGGTTTGACTTGATTGAACTTGTCCTTGGTATCTTCAGAGATATATTTCTCATATACTTTCTCTGCCATGTCCTCAACAAGATCATTATATGCATGAGAAACCATCTTTCTTGTGTTTTGAAGAAACTCAAGACTCTTGAGATCGACAATATACATCATCGCTCTTGCACGATCATCAATACCAATATCACGGACACCACTGATAATAAATTTGATTTTTTTGGTATTTGGTTTTCCTATGCCTATTCCTGTCAGTTGCTGATACTCAATCGTGATGATTTCTTCGCCAGTAAAAGGATAGTTACTGAACATACCGATGTTGTCATTTATAAGCATTTCTGCTTTGATTGTTGGTTCAAAAATAGACTGATAGATTGAAAGTTCAACAAACTGAGGCAATAGGTTTTGCTTGTCAGTAAAATTGAATTTTTCAATCCAAACAGATGTTATTTTTATTTCTAATGGATTAAGACTAGCCATTAATTAAATCTTGAAATTGTTGCTTAAATTGGTCAATATATATTGGTCTTAAAAGTACGATATTTCTTTTTGCTTCGTTCAGTTCATTCTCATAATCGTATACACTTTTTGGAACCCATCCCGCAGGAGACCCTAACTGTGTATAAGTCTCTGCTGACATTGTGTAATTATAAGAGTTAATAATTTCTTGGGTATCAGAAGTTAACCCTCTGTAATAATAATGAGCAATAGATGTAGGAATAGCAACCGATGTTAATTTTTCAGCAGCGGTATTGTACTTGTTCTCCAAATACGAAATAAAATTTTTACTATCTAACACCCAATCCTCATATGGATCAACTATATCATTAATAGTATAAATTATCCAATCAAGAGAAGAATCTCCATATTCTCTAAAAGCTATTATATCAGGACGTTCACCTTCTCTAACAGTATAATTATAAAATTTTTTATACTCTTTTAAGTAGTCTCGTATTAGAACATTTTTAATAAGCAAATTTTTTCCTATTTGCTTATTATATGTTATCGATGGATAGTAATCAAAAGCTGACATTTGTATTTCCTATTAAATTTCGAATGCGCCAGCACCAACAGAATTAATAACTGCTTGTGTAGTTACTGTGCCTAAGAAATCTCTTCTTGTTTTGATGTTAATTTCTTGGAATCCTATAGTAACATCCAAAGAAACTGATCTACCATCTTTATAAAATGCTGGAGTTCCCGATCCAGAACTATTGATTGTGAGTCCTGTAATAAAAGAAGTATCGACTTTTGGAACAGTAGCATTTTCACCAACAACAAACTCAAGACTTGCAAGATATGGATAATCTAAAGCAAATCCACCACTATTAGGATTTATTTCTGGATGCATGTAAGCTTTAATATAAGTCAGAATACTTTCTAGTTGTCTAGCTTCTGCTTCTGACCTTGGTGACAACTTCCAGTTAAAACTATATGACTTAACTCTCACACCGTCAAACAATGTTGTTAAGTGTGGGTTTCTTATAAGACCAGTTTCTAACTGAGCAAGCTGACCAATTGTCGTACTGCC